ATGCTCACTTTAGACGAGATAGGTCAATCTGTTCGCAACAATATCCAGTTGATTATTGACCATGTGGGGTTGCCTCTCGCAGTTGGCCCGATCAGTGATGAAGATTACAAGATTCTTTGTGGTGGTTATGGTGAGCTTGAGTGGGACTATGCCTTAAGCGCTTATGGTAATTCCGATGAAAAGTATGAATTTTGCATCAAGCTTGTTCAGCAGGGTGTGGTTCAGGGGATTCCATCAGGGGCAGCAATTTGTGTTTATGGGGTTGAAGATAAAGTTTTTCGCATCCATATTGTTGAAAGGTTCTCAAGGGAAGATGAATCACATCCTCTAAAAGGGCGCATGGTTCTGCTTACTCTCATGAGTGCTTTTGTTTTCTGTAAGGCTGTTGAATGTGAAGTTGTTCACATTATTGAACCTGTACCGGAATTACAGCCTTTTTATGAGTCGTTCGGTTTTCGTATGGAAAAGTGTGGCTATGTGATGTCTACAGCCACAGATAATCTGCAAGAGACATTTCTTAAATTCGCACAATAGGTGTAGACGAGAAGTGTCTACAGATTGTAGGATACCCATCCGGATTACCTTAAAGGTACATCTGGGACAGTCGTTATGTATTCGCACTACAAAAAACGATGTCACCAATCGGAGGGACCGATTGGCACAAGTTGGCGGAACAAGCTAACTTTAACTAAGAGGTTAGAGACGCCCTTATCGTCTCGGGAGTTTTCTATGAAAGATCAAAAAGCAACCAAGCCACAGGTTAAGTTCGACACAATGAAAGCATTCGCAGGTATGGGTGCTGCTGTTGAAGTTCTGATGAAGGCTGCTCCTAATGCGTTCACTCACGCTACTGTCTCTGGTAAAGAGCAGCAGGGTAAGCTTCGTCGTCGAAAGGCAGCATGATTATAGCTGGTGCTTTTTGAAAGCCCGCCTTATGGCGGGTTTTTCTTTTTTATCTGTACTGATCTCAACTATTTTTCTGCTTGCCCGTTCTAACTCTCTCCCATTCCACTCGTCCCTCTTCACGTCTCTGATCTATATACGCCGCGAGATCCTGAATGTTGATGCAGCGCTTTGCTTTCTGTGAGGTTCCAACGCGATAAGTTGGGATTGGTAACTGGCAGGCGTTGGCTTTCGCCTCTGCGGTGCTAGGGCTCATACCGAAATACTTTTGGCATACAGCTGACAGCTCGATGTTAGGCGTGTTGAACTCAGCCATAAGTAAAAACAAAGTATTCATAGACGTTCTCCATACAACCTGGCTGCACCCAGGGGAAATTACAGGCCGCTGCTGGTGGTCGGAATCAGCTTCTGCCAGATCGCGGACACGTATTTTGCCTGGTGGCGCGCATCAGCAAGGGCGTTATGCATATCGCCATCAAAAGGCATGTCTCGTTTAGGATCGAAACCTATGGTGCGGCCGAGGGTAACGATTGTGCGCACATCATGATCGTTCCAGAATGCCCACGGGCAAAGTTGGTTGGCGCGCTCGTATGCGCTACGCAAGATCACGTTATCGAAGTTGGCACCGTTACCCCAGACCTTTAAATATCTTGGAATGTCGGCGTGACGGTTAATGAAATGGCTTAACTCAGACAGAGCGTCCATGATCGGCATTGCATCATCAACACAAATTGCTGCCCGCGCTTCAGCACTTTGTTTCAGCCACCACAGAATAGTGTCACCATCCGGGACTGCTCCTTGCTCCATAGAACTTTCGATGTTAACTGCGTTATAGAACTCCGGCCCCAATTCACCACTTTGCGGATCGAAAAACACAGCACCGATGGAGACGATAGGGGCATTAGGTTTATTCCCCATAGTTTCAAGGTCGATCATTAAATTGTTCACGTTAAATATTCTCCTGTTTCGGTGCTGCTGAGAAGTGTTCTATACCTTTAGCCCAGATTGCCTTGATGTTCGTCCAACTGACAGGCACAGAAATTTTGATTCTTCCGCTACCGTCGCAGGTTTCGCAGTCACCATCACCAAAACACTCAGGGCAGTTTATAAACTTAGTTTCTGAAAACTCACCGATCATCACGCCTTTAGCGCCATTCTCAGCGGTTAGGCACTTAGGCACCATCACGTAACCGGGGGGCGCAAAGTAGCGAACTTCTACCGTTCTGTCTGGCCCGGATGCCAGGTCAACGCCAATCACCGGAGAGTTGCCAGCCTCCTTGATGTGAAGACGCGGCTCACCGTCTTTCGGTTCAGGCCACTGGCGCGCCATATTCACCTTCAGCTTTTCTTCCATCGCTGCTGTGATTTCACCGTCACTGATACCGGCGCGGCGCTGGGCGTCCCATAACAGGAACTGCATATCAGCCCACTCGCTGAGGTCGTCAGGTTCGGCTGCGGCTTCCAGCGCTTCTTTGCTGAGGTGCTTAAGTGGCCCAATCGGGCCAACATTGCCGAACATCTTATCTGACCATTCAGCATGGCGCCGCCGGATTAAATTGCGCAGTTGAAGCGATGAACCTTTCTCCTCTGGCAACTCATCACGATTACTTACAGGTTCATCGTTCTGAGCATCACGCAGAGCGTAAAAGACTTTATTACGCAGTTCGTTGAACTCGTCTGTGTGCGTATCGCGGACGGGATATGGCGGCGTCAGCATGCTGAAAATCATGGAAAGCTCACGCTCTGATAACTGGATAGTTTTCACGATTTACCTCCGTTGAGCATGGCGGCGCGGAGAATTTCACGGGCAAACATACGCAGGCGCTCCCTTTTGTCGGCAATGACGTATAAAATATTGCCGCGAGAATCGAGCACATCGTCGATCTGTTCATCGGTCAATGGCTCTACCTGCGCTGGCGGGGCGGTGAATAACTCCGTTTTACACATCGGCTTATGATTGCATTTCGGGCAGACGTCATTATCTCGCCAGTCCTTAATTGTTTCCCACCCACAGCAACCACAGTCGTAACGTATGTAATCAGGCTCAGCCGTCCTCACTTCAAGCAATTCATCAATCGCTTTCACAGCATCAGACATTGCGTAACCGAGATTGCCGCCGTCGCTTTGTGCTGCGGCTTTGTTCAGGATTTCACGAATGCGGTGCAGGCGGTCATTTGAGAGCGGGCCGTGTGCCGGGTGTCTGTTAGTGTCAGCGTCAAGCGATGCCAGCGCGATACGCGCCAGCTCCCGCACAATTTCAGGCGGCGCGTAACGGTCATTCAGGTCATCCCACAGACGGAGCATGTTGTCGCTTTCAGGGTGTACATCCTCATTTGTTCCGGCCAGCGCGGTAATAACTTCATCGGCTGCATCAATAATTTTTTGCGCCTGTTCTCTGGTAATAGTGGTCATAGGTTAGTCCTCAGTTGTAGCCAATCGGATTAACTGCAACCAGAACACCATCGGCGAACAGGTCTTTGATGATATGCTCGCATGGCTCGCCTTTTTCGTACTCTTCAACCAGGTACGTATCGCCATCTTCATTGAGATAAACAGGCAGGATGGAACCGTTGATAAAATAGGTGCCGTTGTTATCAAGAATCTTTGCTTCTGCAATTTGTGTTTTCATAGTTAGTTCGTCCAGTAGGTCAGTTCTTCGGCAACGTGATAGTTAGCGTCATCTTGGTCAGAAAACGGAGGGTCAGTTTTCAGGTGTTCTTCTACCGTTATTGCTGCGTTCTCACGACAGAACGCTTTCCACCCCTTACGGCCTGTTTTCCAGCCGCGATGCCAACCCAAAGCTTTTGTTTCGGTACGCCATGCGCGGTTTGCTAACTGCATTTGTGTTTTAGCCATGCTCACTCCCCCTTACCGATGCCAGCCGTAATGGAAATCAGGACATCACCGAAGTCTGTGATGTAGCTAATTCGCCCCGAGCGCTGCAATGCTCCGATTGCCTCAAGCCGCTGTACCTGCTCTTTTTCCAAATCGTGACCGCCAGATTCAGGGTCATCACAACATTCTGCGAAGCGGTGTAGCGCTGTAATGTCGGCATCGGTAACAAATGATCGGAACGGTTCTAAGGTGACTGTGCGGGACTCCATGATCCCCAGCAGTTCTCTCATGCAAGCCAACTCAAATTCATGGTTGATGCTCAACTTAAAGCCACCAGGAATCGTGGACAATGCGGATTCAATCTGCTCGATGCGAGCGCGAACGGTTTCAATGGTTACAGGTTTCATTTGTCACCCCATTTTTTACTGTACGCCGCCAGGCATTGTTCGAATCCCGCCTGGTTGTTTGTCTGTCCGTAACTAAAGCCATGCTGGAGACCATGACGAAACGCGCTGTCCTGCAATTTGTCAGCGGTTTGGAGTTTCGCCTCCAGTTCTGCTATGCGCTGCTGTCGTTCGAATGACTCTTGTGCAAGCCCCGCATTCCAGTCTCGCAGTTCTGCTATGCGCTGTTTTAGCTGTCCGCGCTCGTCAATTAAGCGCGCAGCATGTACGCGATGGTTATGAACTAACTCTGCGTTTCGCTGCTCTGCGGCTTCCAGATCATCCAGCAGCGCCAGCATGGTTGCCGGGGTAAAGTGCTTCATGAAATCATTCAGCGCATTGATTCGTTGCTCGAACGGCATAACCGGAGCTTCGCCAGCGATTTTTGTTTTCTCTGCGATATCACGCAGCGCCTGTTTGTCGATGTTGCTCATGCTGCACCGCCTTTCGCAAAAATAATCCAGTGGGTTTTGTCGTTCTTCCCGGTGCGCTGACCGATTACTGGTTTCTCGTCTGTCAGCGCCAGAATCTGGCTTACCGGGATCTGCGTTTCGTTCCATTTGAAGATGAGCACGCCGTGTGGCCGCAACACGCGGAAAGCCTCTTTGAATCCGGCGCGCAGGTCAGAACGCCACGTTTTTTTGTTCAGTCGCCCGTATTTCTTACCCATCCAGGCGTTTTCGCCAACGCGCTCCAGGTGCGGCGGATCGAATACCACAATCGGGAAGCTGGCATCAGAAAAAGGCAGCGCGCGGAAATCAGCTATCAAGTCAGGGCTAATAACCAGGCGGCGACCATCACAAAGGGTGTGCTGCTCGGAGCGGATATCAGTAAACACCGCTCGGGTGTCGCGCTTGTTGAACCAGAACATGCGGGAGCCGCAGCACATATCAAGAATTGTTGCTGTGTCTGTCATGCTGCACGCTCCTTATTCACATAAACCGTAACGGGAAGAACATACGGCGGTGTCCAGGCTGGCCTTTACCAGGTCGTAAACTTTCCCGCCGCGTCCTGTTTTGGCCCACTCGACAACATCATCGACACCTGGTGCATTCAGGTTTGCGCGTGGGCCATAGAATCCTGACCAGTCGATGTGCTGGATATCTGGCGTCAGGCCGTAGAGTTGCACCGAACGTCCAAGAGGAAGATCAAATGATTTCATCCAGCGTTGACTTATTTCGCCGACACTCATCCAGTGAACCCAGCGAGAGGTCAGGCGTACTTTTAGTTCCCATTCCTTGTGCTTTTCTATGTGTTCAGGCCAGCGGGCCGCTGTCTCTGCTATTTCTTCTTTGGTGCAGAGCACGCAGTTCATGCAGCCAACGCGTGCAGCCCCCTGCATATAAAGCGGGTTCGGCTTGATGCCCATGTATTTGTGAAGCGCAAAAACGTCGGCGGCCGTCCACTTGTGAATGGGTAGAAAGTTGTACAGGAAGTCTGGATCTCTCTGGTCAGTTGAAAAGCGCTCGTAACCAGCTCGTTTCGATGATTCGTCCGCTCTTACTCCTGACCACTGGACAATAACGTCACCATCGTCAAGCATCGGTTGCATAAATTGATCATAAGCAGCCTGAATTTTCAGCTCATCAGTGCAGAACCGGTCACGCAACATCGGGAATTTTCCGTGGAGTAGAGCCATATCCAGAAAGCTGTTCCCGGATGGATGCATAACGGATAGTGCGGCATCTAACGCGGTTTCAAACTCAACACCCCAGCGTTCAGCTGTGCGCAGCCATGCCTGGCCGAATTTGGTATCTGAGCGTGCCAGTGATGGCATCACTATGCCTCGATAAGCCCCCATGCGAATTACCTGACGCTTAGGCCAGTTCTTTTGCAAATATGCCCGACGCTTTGCAAAGTCGTCTTCTGTGTAGATGCGTTTCGCAAACTGCACTGGCTTGCAGCCAATTTGTTTATGGATAGTGCGGGCATACTCTACTGTAATCGCATGCTCATTATCGGTGTCAGCCATTACACCTTGCGCTCGGTCGCCAAACAGCGCATGAGCAATCGCCAGGGTGGTGGTGCTATCTTTACCGGCAGAGAAGTTGACGACTATTTTGTGATCGTCAGGAATACGAAATTCAGTGAGATAACGGTTATAAGCAATCTCAATTTCACGAACCATTGCGCTGATATCAGTCGGAACGATTACCGCTGCTGCGTTAGTGCTCATTGGGCGGCTCCTTTGCGGACACCCCGCAAGAGTTGGTTGAACATCAGCGTTAAGTTATTGCTGCATCCAAACGGCAGATCATTGACGCGGTATGTCGGTATACCGCAGCGTGCGCCAGACTTAACAATTCTCCCTGTTGCATAAAGCTGGGATAGTGCGCTGGCTACGGCTGGCGTCTTTTTACCCATTGCCCTTGCGATTTCACCGCTGGTGGCGTTCGGATGGGCCTGGAGATATTCAAATACGGTCATTGCGTTTTACCTTTACGTTCCTGTTCCAGTTGCGCCAATGATTCGGTTAATGCTGCGAACGTCGCCTCCAGTCTGGTGGCGACTTCGCGCATAAGCGGTGCATGCTTTGGTGGCAATTCAGCAACGGAGGCAAACGCCTCCGCTACGATTTCTTTTACCTTCATGCGGCGCATTGACGCTGCCCCATCAACTCGTTAAAGCGATTTATGAACATGCCGTATGACTGGCCCGGACGAACTGGATTGATGATGAATAGATCCGTCGGGACAACACCATTGAGGCATGGCCACACCGAACCTTCATCAATCTCAAAATCGCGGCGTTCGCTGGCGAGCATCACCAGATCGGCATATTTCACAGTTGGGTGTTGCTCAGGCGGCAGGCCAAATTTCTGACGAATAGCAGCGTCCACGCGAGCTTCGATCACCTGGTAATCTGGTAACAGGCGCTTAAGCGGGGAGGGAATATCCTGCAGGTAGGCTTCGGCGGCATCATGAAGCAGTGCTTCTAAGGCAAACTCCTGCGGAACGAGGTGGCTGGTTAAAACGCTATGCTGGCCGACACTGTAAAACTCAGGAAGATGCCCTGCAAAACGACAGATATGAGACAACGCGGTAGCAATATCCTCGATCACGATATCGTCCTGTTGGATATCGAGGTAATTAAAGTGTTTGCCGGATAATGTCTGAATGTAGCTCATGATTTCTCCATATTGGCGCGCTGCACCGCGCAGATTTTGGTTGCACGAATCCCTCGCCGGATGGCGATAATTAATGGAATTACGCTTCAATAAATCCCCGCGGCGCCGGGGATTTAATGCAGAGCAATTAGGCTTTAAAGTTACCGATGAAAGTTTCCACTGATTCACCGTCGAACTTGCTGATCAGTAAATCGCGGAATTCGTTGGCGATCGCTTCTTCCTGGGCTTCAAGTTGGACGATGCGCAGAACAAAGCAGGGTTCATCGCTGGTCAGCAGGCTGTTACGCAAGCTAAAGCGGCGTTCGCCCAGACCTTCATACGGCACACATTTGAATTCGAACGCTACCGGCATTACGTCTTTGCTGCTTGCTTCGACGCTTTGCATGAGTGATTTTTTACCAGCAAAATCACCAGTTTCATGATCCTGCTGGGTTGCTTGTTGGATAGTGATACGACGCACGGCCTGAGCCGCCTGAGAAATCTCCATCGTCTTACCATCAGCGTCAAACGCCAGCAGGTAATCACTCCAGTCTTCCAGCCATTCAGCGATTTGCTTTTGTTTCAGACGCTGACCATCGATCTGTAGTAGCGCGCGAAACGGGGCGGTTTTCTTCAGAGTGATTGAAGCAACGTTATCGGCGTGACCGGGATTATCCAGGGTGCCGATGTTGAACACTGAACGGGCGGTCATGTTGTCAGCGTCAATGAAGCAACGAGCTGGCTCGCTGGCGCTGGCATAACCTTTAGAATAACGGACAAAGTCATCAATGCTGGTTGTAGTCATGGCGCCACGAAAACGGAAACGCTGGGAATTAAAGTGTTCCAGGCTTTCAATCTGGGCGTTTTCAGGAACCAAAGCTGTCGGGCATTCAGTGGCATCAATGTTACCGATTGACAGGCCAGCGATTGCCAGCTTTTGAACTTCCTGAATAGCATTGCCGTCTAATTGAGACATAAAAATTCCTTATTAATAGATGATCGAAGTGGTATCAGTGACTTTGTTGTTGCGGATCACTGAGCCGCTTTAAGCTTTCCGTCTACTGCGCCTGTGATGCCGAACAGTTGCCCCTGATCTTCCTGGAGGATGGTGAGCTTCCCGCCTTTGTTGACCCACATAGGGGTTTCGGTTGTGTCCTCTTCGGAGGCTTTACCGCGCGGTGTCGGGGTGCTGTAGTTCAGCTTGTGCTTGATCTTGACGCGCTTCTCTTCAACGGAATTACCCATGCGTTCAAAATCAAAGGTGAGGACTACTTTGCCTTTGTTGCCGTTGTTCAGAACGCCAAGCGCGGTAGTGTTAAGTGCTGCCGCGATTTTGTTCATGAACACGCCGGCATCCAGTTCGCCCAAAAAGTCGGGCACTACGGTCATGCGGTCATTACTCATGGTTTTACCCTCGTTATGGCGGCTGCCACCGCCGAACTTTCTCCATACACAACAGAGAAGGGCACCTGCGCGCTGGTCATGGGTTAGGAGACCATTTCCTTAACGCCCGGGTGGATTGGGTTATGAGCCCGTCGCCCGGTGATGCCCTTGTCTGTTGTGTAAAAAGGGCGGTACCGAGGTAGAACATTATCTTCGCCCCCTTGAGTAAGGTTGAAGACCCTGGTACCGCCAAGACTACACACAGCAATACTGGAACTACGGTTATCACGGTCCTAAGCGTGATTTGGTTGTGGTGGCCGGTGCTGCGATATTCCGGCATGGGTTGATTACTAGTGACGCACCCTTTCGGGACACTCCCTCACGGTTTAGCGCATCAGCCTGCGCATTCACCACAACGAAGAGAGCACTGCCGGTGTCCGAATTGAACGGACCTTTTCGTTGCCCATCACCACTACCTGTATAGCGGTGGCAGGGATTGAACCTGCCGTTATGCCTTGCTCGTCAATGCTCTCATCGTTGTGTGCTGACCTTACAGCCAGCATGGTTGGAATGAAGACGCATCACGACTTTTCACCAACTGGGCGGGATCACAATGAAAGAGCCGCCCCTTTAGCCTTTCATGCTCCCCATCTTTCCAGGTAGTCAATGCCTCCAGTTGGGCATACAACCTTCGGTTATCGCTCCGTCGTCAGCGCCACTGTCCAGGACATTTATAAGGACCGTCTCCAAGTGGTAACTCTTCCAGTCCCGGTAAGAACCCTGCGAGATGCTTACCGTGACAGGCTGTTATTCCCCGAAAAGGCTGGCGGTAGCCGGAAATACACGGGAAAACGCCGGGCCGCCAGAACAGGGATGTAATTCTTATTGCTTTAGCCTGCTTTTAACCACATCAGGCGCGGTGGTAAGTATCTTCGGGCGGGGTGCCAGTGACTAGCTGGCAACCCTACGGTGTTCCATAGCTGGTGCCCGTGGGTTCGACGGGACCGTGTCCACCAGGTGAGCGCGCTGGATTGGTAGTCACTCCAAACCGCAACCCCTCCCGAAGATACCTGTCAGCGAATCATCCGGTCATTCATACGCCACCGGCGGCTACTTCGTGGGCGTCCTGCCTGTTCGCTGTTGATGAATAAAATCTAACTTAACTTAGTGTTTTGGTCAAGAGAAAACACCAAACTTTAATTAGCTTGGTGCTTAGGTGGGGTTGGCTATGTTTTAAAGTTCGTATTGAACGCCTTTAACGACACCGATGATCAGGCAGTTACCATTTATCGGGATGTTGGGATAGCGCGGATTTAGAGGGACTAAAAATTTTTGTGGGCCATCAATAACGAGTTTTTTTACTGTCGCTTCATTGGTTCCATCTATTCTGGCCACAACTATTTTGCCATGAAGTGGCTCGGCATCGGGATCTACAATCACAGTTGCGCCTTCAGGAATAGTGGGAAGCCCGTTAGGGTTTGTCATCGAATCCCCTTTAACTTCCAGTGCAAACGAGCTATCACCAACCCTTAAGGACGTCTCTACCCACTTATCCACTTCATTGAAAACTTCAGCAACCTTGCATTCTGTGAATTGGCCAGCTTGAACCCATGAGATTACAGGGACCCTGCGCATTTTTGTAATGAGGTTACCCTCGAATTCAGTGCCATATAGGATGTAATCAATTGATGTATTGAAGAATTTTGCAAGTTTTGCCAGTGATTCTCCACCAGGTACATTTATATCTTTTTCCCAATACCCAACCGCAACATCGCTCACTCCGCAGAACTTCCCAAGCTCTTTCTGGGATGTTCGGGTTATTCGTCTGAGGGACTTAATACGCTGCCCAACCGTTTCCATTGAAGCACCATTCACAAATAAAAGACTAAGTAATCTTAGTTTTTATTGACCAAAGATAGATTGGTAATTAATATCTAATCAAACTTAGCTAAGGAGGTATCATGACAACTGACGATATTGAAAATTACTTTGGCAATGCAGAAAGAGTTGCCGAATTTTTCGGCATTACCAGTGAAGCCGTTTACCAATGGCGCAATAGGCCTGGGCGCCTCATTCCGAAAGGCCGGGCAGCTGAAGCGGCATACCGCACTGGCGGTGGCTTAGTTTTCCACCCTGAGCTTTATGAAAAAAAATAGACCGAAAATTGATTTTAAGTAACCACAGAATCAAGGGGTTAACCGTGGGTAACGAACCTGAGTGGAAAGTGGAGCGTCAGCCAGCCTGGCTGGTGGCCGCAATTAAAAAGACCATCACCGAGCTCCCTGGCGGATATGCAGAAGCAGCGGAATGGCTGGGAGTGACAGAAAACTCTCTTTTCAATCGGCTACGCATTGAAGGAGACCAAATCTTCCCGCTTGGCTGGGCGTTAGTGTTACAGCGCGCTGGTGGCTCAAACCATATAGCTGACGCCGTAGCCCGCCATTCAAACGGTGTCTTTGTTCCGCTGGCAGATGTTGATGATGTGGATAACGGGGATATCAATCAGCGCCTTATGGAGTCGATCGAATGGATTGGCAAACATTCTCACTACGTCCGTAAAGCCACTGCTGACGGAATCATTGATGAGGCAGAACGAGCTCAGATCGAGGAGAACAGTTACAAGGTCATGGCTAAGTGGCAGGAACACATCACGCTGTTGTATCGCGTTTTTTGTGTTTCTGAAAAAGAGTGACGCCCGCAGGTGTGCAGCCTCGGGCGTCTGGCGAACAACTCTTCGTGTATGGAGAAATAATCCGCATGAGCAATTTAATCGTAAATTCTCATTTACCGCAACTCAGGATGATCCCTGTTCCGGGTTCACCGTCGTTTCGGTATGAGCGCAGAGTATCAAACCGCTGGGTTACGTGTAACCACAGTCGAGCGACCGCAATTGTGGGGGTATTTAACCGGAGGGCGGCGCAATGGTTCAGCAAATAAACGGGGTTAATGTCCCGGCACCAGCTCCTTTGCTGGTTAACGGTCGCGTAACGATGAGTAGTCGCGAAATCGCTGTTCTTACTTCGAAGCGTCACTTTGATGTAATGCGTGATATCGAAACCATGTTTTCACAGCTTGGAGAGGATGTGACAGGGTGTGCGCAAAACTTCGTACACCCCCAGAACGGACAAACATACCGGGAATACCGTCTTGATCGTGAGCATACCGAGTGCCTAGTAGCCGGTTACAGCGCGCCGCTGCGGATGGCGATTATCCGCCGACTGCGTGAACTGGAAGAGCGCGCCGGGGCCATTCCGCAAACTTTGCCGGAAGCGTTGCGCCTGGCTGCCGATATGGCAGAGCAGAATGCGGCGCTGGTAAGCAAGGCGCAACAGGACGCGCCAAAAGTGGCGTTCGTAGATCAGTACGTAGAAGCCGGTGGTGCGAAAAGCCTGCGGGAGACCGCGAAGATCCTCAATATGCCTGAAAAGGCGATGATTGACGCTCTGCTGCGCGACAAGGTCCTTTTCCGTCAGTCCGGCAATCTGCTTCCACACGCACTGCGCCAGCGCGATGGCCTGTTCACTGTAAAGACCGGTTCATCTGAGTTTGGTCATGCCTATACGCAGACCCGCGTAACGCCCCGCGGCGTCCAGTGGATAGCTGATCGCTACGCTTCCGAACTGATGAGAGGCTGATATGGAAGAGAATATTCAGCCACTTAACCAGTATTACCAGGATCACCACGGAATCATTGTCCATGTCACAGGGTACGATCACGATCGACAGCGCGTTATTTATCGTCGCGCCGGTTATGAGTGGGAGTGCGCCGCGCCCAAAATTATTTTTCGTGCCAGATTTAAGAGGATAGACAAGTGAGCACATTGATTCAGCTTCTTGATCGTCCGATCGCATATAACCCGGCATTTGCAAAGTTAAAAGCAGGGAAAGTAAAGGCTGGCCCGGTTGCGGCAGTATTCCTTTCCCAGCTTGTTTACTGGCATAACCGAATGGATGGCGGATGGATGTATAAAACCCAGGCCGATATCTCATCAGAGACGGCGCTGACGCGTGACGAGCAGGAAACAGCGCGTAAACGCCTGGTAGCGCTTGGCGTGCTGGAAGAAGACCGCCGGGGCGTACCTGCAACAATGCACTACCGCATCAATACCGAACGGCTTGAAGCGCTGCTGCTGGAGACGGCGAAGCCAGTGAAGAAGGCCAGCCAGGATAAAACCAGATTGCGGAACCTCCAGAATGTGGAAACCCCGCAATCTGGATTGGTGCAGTCCCGCAAACTGGTTTGCGGCGATGCCGCAAACAAGAATGCGGAAGTTCCACAAACAAGTTCGGGGCAATCCACCGAACAAGCCTGCGGTGATCCCACAAACTTTCATACAGGAGATTACACAGAGAATACTCAGGAGACTACACAGGAGAATAACCCCTCTTGTCCGGTTCCTGCGGAACCCGACCCTGAAGTGACGATTACCGATCAGGCCATCGAGGTTTTAACCCACCTGAACCGGGTAAGCGGCTCCCGTTTCCAGAAATCAAAAACCTCTCTCGAAAATATCCGTGGGCGGCTGCGCGACGGGTACAGCGTCAGCGATTTGAAGCTGGTCATCGATCTGAAACATGAGCACTGGCATGACAACGACGAGCAATACCAGTACATGCGCCCAGAAACCCTGTTTGGGCCGAAGAAATTCGAGGGTTACCTGCAAAGCGCCACACGCTGGGAAAGCCGGGGCAGGCCACCACGCGATGAATGGGGGAAAAAGCAGCCGGTAACTACGGCGCTTGCCCGTTCAAGTTTCCAGGGGGTTGATTATTCATTGCCAGAGAATTCGGGGTTTCGCCAATGACGACAAATAAATATTGCCAGGTGCTGGCAGAACTGCGCAACCGCAGGGCGCATTATCTGAAAGATGTTGGCGATCAATGGCGATCTCCAGATTTACTTGTCTGGGGTATCAATGCCATGTTCGGTCCGCTGGTGCTGGATCTGTTTGCAGACGATGACAATACAAAGTGCCCGGCATGGTACACAGCCGAAGATAACGCGCTGACGCAGGACTGGTCAGATCGTCTTGCAGAACTCGGTGGCGCCGCATTTGCCAATCCACCTTACAGCCGCTCGCAATACCACGAAAAACAGGCGGTCACCGGCATGACCCATATCATGGCCCATACAATGGCTATGCGTGAAAAGGGTGGGCGCTATGTGTTCCTCATCAAAGCGGCGACAAGTGAAACATGGTGGCCGGAAGATGCCGATCACATTGTATTCATTCGCGGGCGTATTGGGTTTGATCTGCCAGTGTGGTTTGTCCCTGCCGACGATAAGCAGAAGCCCACTGGTGCTTTCTTCGCGGGTGCCATCGCTGTTTTCGATAAGTCATGGCGTGGCGAGCGGTTCAGCTATATCAGTCGTACGGAACTGGAAGCGAAAGGGCGGGCGTTTATGGCGCTGGCTCAATTTGCCGCGACAAAGGTGGCGCCGCCAGTTCCGGCGGAAGAGGTTACTTCTGCTGCTGTAGATCTGCCAGAAGTGGAGTCGCGTATCTGGCCGCTGGAAGTTGGTCTGGTGTTTAACCAGGTTGAAGGCGCTGACGCGCTGAGTGAGATCCAGCAGAACAAGCTAAAAGCAAATATCAATCAGCTCTGGCTTGAGCGCATGCCCACCAGCGAAATAATCACTGTGGCCAGTGAACAGATTGGCAGTATGCAACGGGAGGTTGCGTGAGAGCGCTACTTACCCCTGAAGTTGTGCCACGCCTCGGAGTGGTGCTGTTCAAGCCTGGTCGCGAGTTAATGAGCCTGTTTTCCGGCGGGCGTGTTCTCGTTGCTGCTGAACCTAAAAATATGACCCGGCTGCCATCAGGCCGGGTGCCAGATGCCCGCCAGCCTCTGGCTGATGATCAATCTCTGGTTTCGTTCTTCACTGATGATCGGGTGATCCGCGCCGCAGGTGGTTTGTCTGGTCTTGAATACTGGCTTTTACGTCGGGTTAAAGAGTGCCAGTACCCTCATTCGGACTATCACCATAAAGAGCTGGTCACAATGCGTCATGCTCCCGGTTCAATGGTGCTTTGCTGGCACTGTGAGAACCGGTTACGTGAGCAGACGACAGAACAGCTTGCAGATCTGGCACGCCGTAACGTGATCGCGTGGGTCATTGATACTGTGCTGGTGGCGCTTGGATACAACCGGGAAAGAGAGCTTTCACTCGGTGAGCTGTGCTGGTGGGCAGTTTACGCTGGCGCCGCTGATGCCATCACAGAAAGCATGGCTGCCAGTGCGTTGCGGTTACCTGTTGAGCCTTTGCAGTCCGTTTACAAAGAAAGCGATATCACTCCTTCTTTGCCCGCAACCCGCATACTTGCCAGCAGGCTGGAGGCATACAATGCGCAGGTCGAACAACCTATGCTGGAAAAGCCTGTTGTACGCCTGAGCATTGATCCAGAGCCACCAGCGGCGTTTTTTGCCAGGCCAAAGCGCCATCGATGGCAGAATGCTGACTACATCTCATGGGTGAAAACACAACCCTGCTGTTGCTGCGGAAAGCCGGCAGACGACGCACATCACCTTATTGGATACGGACAAGGTGGCATGGGAACCAAAGCCCATGACAGTTTCACTATCCCATTGTGTCGCGAACACCACACAGAACTGCATAACGATCCGGTCAAGTTTGAACGTAAATACGGCTCTCAGCTTGAAATGTTGAAAAATGTGCTGGAACGGGCGTTTGCGCTTGGCGTGCTGGCATAAGGAGAAAAAACCATGACGCCACGTCAAAAACGTTCACACCGCGCAGCGCTGGAAAAAGCAGCAGCGGCACCCCGCAAAAGCTGGCTGGGGAAGTGTACCCTCCTTACGGGGATTCAGTCGGCATGGATTAAATCACTGTTAACGATATGGGGGGAAGGTGTGAGCGGGGGAACAGCCCCCCGAATGCCCAGGGGGCATGAATGCTGGAATGCACTGAGGGGAGGTCGCTGGTCAGATAAAGCGCTGGAGCGTTTTACGGCTGCGCTGAACCAGGCCCGCAGTGAGGGATTTAAGGGGCAGCAGGCACTGAATCGTGCTCATACCATTCTATGGCCCCAGCCAGCCACCAGCGTAATTGATGAAGCTTTGCATAATGATGATGTTGATTTTGTTGAGCAATCCGTGTTGCTGGCGCTTGATGTCAATGATCCGGTATATGTCGTCGGGCTTCAGTATTACACCACGCGAAAAAAAATCTCTGATATTACAAGAGAGTTGCGGGCAATAGCGCCGTGGTTAACCGACTGGGAGGCAAGAAAGCGCGTACGCTGGTGCCTGGAAATTTTCAGAGCAAAAGTCTTTCTGTCGTCGCGGAAATTGTTATCCGAATAGTCACGAAAAGGCGTTAATTTAGCTATTTGTGCTATTTTTTAGTGCTAACGTTGAAAACGGGCCAGAAAGTTAGATAATCCATTCATGCTTGGCAGAGCTGCGCCACGATGGCAGCGATGAGAAGCGACAATTTGATTATGACGAGAGCCCCGCCAGTCGGGGCTTTTGCTTTCCGGCGATACGACAGGGGTATTCGCGAGGTGCATTGCATCAGTACCCCTGTCATATCGCCGATTTCTCCTGATTCATTCCAGAACATCTTCTATGAAGGCTGCCATCCGGTGGCCTTTTTTATTTCCCCTCAAGTTTTCTGAGAGGATTCACAGCAATAAGAGGGGGCTAAATGTCCGATCCTGTAACTGGCTCTGGCGCTATGCTCGGAGGTGGGCTGGTGGGTTCCGTAATTTACGGAATTTTCACTCATACCGATTTTGGCGTTGTATTTGGCGCGTTTGGCGGCGCGGTTTTCTACGTCGCAACGGCTGCAAATCTTACCCGTGGTCGTCTGGCTGCATACTTCATGACATCGTTCATTGTTGGTGTGCTTGGGGCCGGATTATTAGGTTCAAAACTCTCAGCCTGGACAGGCTACAGTGATCGCCCGCTTGATGCGCTCGGTGCTGTGATTGTATCTGCTATCACTATTAAGGTGCTGACATTCATCAACAGTCAGGATCTGAACAGCCTGTTCGGTATGCTTTCGCGGCTGCGCGGAGGAGGGGGAAATGTTAAATGATCCTTCTGCATTCTTTAATGCGTTAATTTGTGGGGTGATCGTGGTTGCGCTGATGTTCTACCAGCGCGGCAGCGCGAGACATCGCCCTTTGATATCGCTGGTGGCCTACTTCACAGTGCTGGTATACGCCAGCGTCCCATTCCGGTATCTGTTCGGTCTCTATCAGGAATCGCACTGGATGGTAGTCATCGTTAATTTGATCATCTGCGCCGCCGTGCTTAGGTCACGAGGCAATGTGGCGCGTCTCATAGATACTCTGAGGCACTAATGACTAAAGACGAAATTTTTGATGCCATTCTCGGTAAAGAAGGGGGTTACGTTAATCATCCTGACGATAAAGGCGGCCCAACAAACTGGGGAATTACGCAAGCGGTAGCTCGGGCCCACGGGTACACCGGAGATATGCGGAACCTCACCCGCCAGCAGGCGATGGATATTCTGACGGCTGACTACTGGACAGGCCCACGCTTCGACCTTGTTTCTGATGTGTCACCAGCCATCGCCGCCGAACTCTGCGACACGGGCGTAAACATGGGCCCATCGGTTCAGACCAAATGGTTTCAGCGCTGGCTGAACGTGTTCAACATTCAGGGTTCACTTTATCCCGATCTGATTGCAGATGGCTTTATCGGTCCGCGAACTATCAGCGCGCTGAAAAGCTATCTTTCTCGCCGCGGGAAAGAGGGCGAACTGGTTATGCTCCGCGCCCTGAATTGCAGTCAGGGTCAACGTTATCTCGAACTGGCAGAACAGCGCAGCGCGAACGAGACGTTTGTTTATGGCTGGGTAAAGGAGCGGGTGGTTATATGACGCTGGAGATGATTATCGGTCTGGCTGCACTGGTTATTTCTGCAATCGCTGGCGCTTTTGGCCTGGGGAATATTCGCGGAACCAACAAAGCGGAAGCCAAAGCAGACAAGCAGCGCACCGAAGAGAACGCCGCCGCATCGGTAGCGGCAGCAGAGCGACAGGCAGAAGTGACCAGAGAGGCCAGCGATGTACAGCAGACTGTTAACCACATGCCTGATGACGATGTTGATCGGGAGCTGCGCGAACAATTCACCCGCCCCGGTGGTGGTTGATACAGGCTGTCTGTGGACGCGAATTATCTATCTGACAGACCACGATATAGACGTGCTGGACAAGCAGACGAAGCGCGACATCCTGGCGCATAACAAATCAGTACAGGCGAACTGCCAGAAACCAACTGAGAAGAGAACTCCATGAGTGAGGGTAAACCGCCAGGCGGCAGCTTCATCCCTAAAGAATGGGAAGGAAGCGAGGACTTACCGCGAGAACCCATACCGCTTGCACGGCTGGTGCTCCTGATTCTGTTGTGCATCGCATTCCTTGTGATCTGCTATTTCGCATTTACAACGAAGCTAGGGTGGGAAATATTAGGCGAACTTTTAAAAGGCGCTTGTATCGGGGTATTTACATATTTCATCGTTTCACGATAGCTAGTTGCAAATAATAATCATTATCATTTAAATGGGTCCTCCTGGCGGGGTGGCCTGCCACGGGGCGGCGGGCGCGCGGAAAACGGCTGGTTTTTGCGATCCTGGGTCATCATCATCATTTGCGCAGGTCTTTGATTTAACTAAAGGCCGTTTTGTCAGGATGTCGAATCGTTTAAAAAGTGTTCACCATCATGGACCAGGAAATAGCCTCTCTTAAACTGAATATTAATCAACTGGCAGGTATCACTGGCGTACATCGACAAACTGTCGCAGCACGGCTAAAAAATATTGAACCTGCACCCGGCAGCAACAGCAAATTAAAGCTCTATCTCATCACTGATATTTTGACCGAACTGATGATCCCCACGGTTTCCGCCAGTATCGATGATATGCAGCCGTCTGACCGACTGGCGCACTGGAAAGCGGAAAACGAGCGGATCAAGTTCGAACAGGAAACCGGGCAACTTATCCCGGCAGATGAGGTGGCGCGGGAATTTTCTCTGATGGCAAAGGCCGTCGTCATGGTACTTGAAACCCTTCCTGATGTACTTGAACGCGACTGCGCGCTCTCTCCCGCAGCAGTTACCCGCGTTCAGAGCGTTATTGATGATCTACGTGACCAGATGGCGCAGAAGGTACTGGAAGCCGAAACAGAGGAGGATGAGCCAGAGGAGGACTGATGGCAAAGCGAGCATCAGCCAGGGGGATTCGTCGTGATGTGTCCGGCATCTTACGTGCTCCGCGACGCATGCTGGTGGCCGATGCGGTAAAAGATTATATGCGGGTGCCGATGGGTGCGGGAAACTCTGTTCCGTGGGACCCGAATCTTGCACCTTATGTCATTGAGCCGATGAACTGTCTTGCATCGCGTGAATATGATGCAGTTGTATTTGTTGGCCCGGCACGAACCGGGAAAACCATTGGCCTTATTGACGGGTGGATTGTTTACAACGTCGTGTGTGATCCGGCGGATATGCTGGTTATTCAGGTTTCAGAGGAAAAAGCTCGCGAGCACTCTAAAAAGCGCCTGGATCGCACATTTCGTTGTAGCCCTGAGGTTAAATCCCGCCTCAGCCCCCGGCGCAATGATAACAACGTATATGACCGTACATTTCGCGCAGGTAACTATCTGAAGCTGGGCTGGCCTTCAGTCAATATCATGTCGTCCTCTGACTATAAAAGCGTGGCGCTGACCGACTATGACCGTTTTCCAGAGGACATTGACGGAGAAGGTGACGCCTTTTCGCTTGGTTCAAAGCGAACCACTACGTTTATGTCATCCGGTATGACGCTGGTGGAAAGTTCGCCCGGCAGAGATATCAAGGATACTAAATGGCGTCGCAGCACACCGCATGAAGCACCGCCGACAACAGGTATTCTGTCACTGTATAACCGGGGTGATCGCCGGCGCCTTTACTGGCCATGTCCGCATTGCGGGGAATATTTTCAGCCAGAAATGGACAATATGACCGGTTATCGCGACAGCAAGGACCCGGTTCTGGCGGGTGAGGCTGCATTTCTTCAGTGTCCGGCCTGTAAAGGCAAAATCACTGCGGATATGAAGCGCGCTCTGAATATGAAGTGTGTCTGGCTGCGCGACGGGCAGAAGATTGACCGTCACGGAAATATCAGCGGAGAAGGGCGCCGCTCACGCATCGCGTCGTTCTGGATGGAAGGCCCGGCAGCGGCCTATCAGACGTGGGCACAGCTTATCTATAAATTCCTTACTGCTGAGCAGGAGTATGAAGCCACCCGTAGCGAGGAAACGCTCAAAACGGTGGTAAATACTGACTTTGGGCGGCCATATCTGCCACGCGCCAGTATGGAGCAGCGTAAAAGCGAATTGCTTGAACAGAGAGCGGAAAATATCCCGAAACGATCAGTGCCGGATGGTGTCGAGTTCCTTACGGCAACGGTCGATGTGCAGGCGGGCAGAAACCGACGTTTTGTGGTGCAGGTCACGGGGTACGGCAGTATGGGGGAGCGATGGCTGGTGGATCGCTACAACATTCGTCAGTCGCTTCGCTGTAATGGAAATGGCGAAAGTCTCCAGATAGACCCTGCAAGTTACCCTGAGGACTGGGACCTTTTGCTGACTGATGTTTTCCATAAAACCTGGCCGCTGGCTTCCGATCCGGCGAAAGGCATGCGTCTGATGGCGATGGCTGTTGACTCCGGTGGTGAGGATGGCGTCACCGATAACGCCTATAAATTCTGGCGCAGGTGCAGGCGTGATGGTCTCGGTAAACGCGTTTATCTCTTCAAAGGGGACAGTGCGCGGCGCGCGAAACTTATCACCCGGACATACCCGGACAATACAGGCCGTTCAACCCGCCGGGCGAAGGCCGCAGGGGATGTACCACTCTTTCTTCTCCAGACCGATTCCCTTAAAGACCGGATTAATAACGCCCTGTGGCGTGAATCGCCGGGGCCGGGCTATGTGCATTTTCCGGCATGGCTGGGGAGCTGGTTCTATGACGAACTGACCTATGAGGAGCGTTCTGTTGATGGGAAATGGACGAAACCCGGCCGCGGAGCCAACGAAGCATTCGACCTGCTGGTGTATGCCGATGCGCTGGCGATCCTCCACGGTTACGAAAAGATCAAATGGCCGGATGCACCAGAATGGGCTCGGCGGGAAACGTGGCTTGAAAGTACGGAGACGGAAGCTGGCGAAACGCCACCCCCGCCGCCAGTACCGACAGCCAGACAGAAGACGAGGCGCAAAAAATCCGCAGACAAGCAGGTTAATCCCTGGACCAGTTCAACCTCAGGAGGATGGATATGACGAGAAGCGAAATAGAAACCATGATCCAGCGATACGCCGATGCGGAAATTGCAGTGCTGGCGGGTAAGTCCATCACCTTTAACGGCCAGCAGATGTCATATGAAAATCTGTCTGAAATCCGTAAAGGACGACAGGAATGGGAGCGCCGCCTTACTGCTCTTAACAATCAGCGCCGGGGGCGCCCCGGCTACCGACTGGCGAGGTTTCAATGAGCCTGTTAGATGATGCGATTGGTGTTTTTTCGCCAGGCTGGAAAGCGGCCAGACTACGGGCAAGGGCGATGATACGGGCATATGAGGCGGTTAAACCCACCAGGACACATAAAGCCCGTCGTGAAAACCGTTCTGCGGATCAGCTCAGCCAGGCTGGGGCGGTTTCATTACGTGAACAGGCGCGCTGGCTCGATAACAACCACGATCTGGTGATTGGTGTATTCGACAAACTGGAAGAGAGGGTTGTGGGCAAACAGGGGATCATTGTTGAACCACATCCGAAGCTGACTAACGGGAAGATAGCCAAAAAACTGGCGACAGAGATTCGCCGTAAATTTGGCGAGTGGTCTGTCAGACCAGAAGTGACAACTCAGTTTACCCGGCCAATGCTGGAGCGCCTGATGCTGAGGACATGGCTTCGGGATGGTGAGGTGTTTGCACAACTTGTTCAGGGTACAGGAAACGGCCTGGTTCCTTCAGCCCGCATTCCTTTCTGGCTGGAAGCGCTGGAGCCTGATTTTGTGCCCATGACCAGCGATGAGTCGAAAAAACTCAACCAGGGCGTGTTCCTGGATAACTGGGGACGTCCTAAAAAATATCAGGTTTATAAAAGCCTTCCGGTTTCCGGGCGGCAGCCCGACACTAAAGAAATTGATGCAGAAAACATGCTGCATCTTAAATTTACCCGGCGTCTTCACCAGACCCGCGGTGTTTCCCTTTTATCTGGTGTTCTGATGCGCTTGAGCGCACTGAAAGAATACGAGGATTCGGAACTCACCGCCGCCCGTATCGCGGCTGCGCTGGGGATGTACATCAAAAAGGGGGACGGGCAGAGTTTTGAGCCGGATTCTGTCAACGACGATCGCGAACTGATGATTGAGCCGGGCATGCTGTATGACGATCTGCAGGCGGGCGAAGAAATAGGGATGATTAAGTCTGATCGGCCAAACCCTAACCTCGAAACATTCCGCAACGGGCAACTGAGGGCAGTGGCTGCCGGGAGCCGTCTCAGTTTCTCCAGCACCGCGCGTAATTATAACGGTACTTACAGCGCCCAGAGACAGGAGCTTGTCGAATCAACCGACGGTTATCTCATTCTTCAGGACTGGTTTATCGGCTCAGTTACGCGCCCGATGTATCGCGCATGGCTGAAAATGGCGATAGCGTCCGGTGAGATCAAGCCACCACGGGGGATCGATATGGATACCCTTTATAGTGCGGTTTATTCAGGACCGGTTATGCCGTGGATAGATCCGGTTAAAGAAGCTAACGCATGGAAAACCCAGATTCGTGGTGGTGCGGCTACCGAGTCTGACTGGGTACGCGCCAGTGGCCGTAATCCTGATGATGTGAAATCGCGGCGCAAGGCCGAAATAGACGAAAACCGTGAACAGGGGCTGGTGTTTGACACTGACCCCGCGAATGATAAAGGAGGCACCAGTGCCGAAGTCAACGAACCGGGCGCGCCATCGTCCGAGAGCCAGCGCAAAAAGTAATTCCTGGTTTCGCATGCAGGCCAGTAACGATAACGCCGCAGATATTTATATCTATGACGAAATTGGCTACTGGGGGGTGACAGCGCGCCAGTTCGTCAATGAGCTGAAAACGCTGGGCGATGTAACCCACATTAATCTCTACATTAACTCGCCGGGTGGCGATGTCTTTGATGGCATCGCCATTTTTAATGCCCTGAAACACCACGGCGCGGCAATCACCGTTTATATCGATGGACTGGCGGCGTCAATGGCTTCTGTTATCGCTATGGTGGGAAATCCGGTCATTATGCCGGAAAACACCATGATGATGATCCATAAACCCTGGGGCTTTGCTGGTGGTGATGCCAACGACATGCGCGACTATGCCGATTTGCTGGATAAGGTTGAATCCGTCCTTATTCCGGCCTATGCGGAAAAAACGGGCAAATCAACCGAAGAAATTGCGGCAATGCTGGAGGACGAAACCTGGATGGACGGCAAAGAGTGCGTCGCGCTGGGTTTTGCCGATCAGGTTACGCCCTCCCTGCAGGCGATGGCCTGCATTCATTCGAAACGTATTGAGGAATTTGAAAAGATGCCAAACAGCATTCGTAATATGATCACCCCTCCGCGCAACAGCACTCAGCGTGAAGTGACTCCGCCAGTTTCACAGGCTAATGCCCCGGCGGTTCCGGCTACCGGCGCAGATGAATCAACCATTCGCGCACAGGTACTGGCAGAGCAGAAAGCGCGTGTAAATGCCATCGGCGATCTCTTTGCCATGTTTGGCGGCAAGCATCAGGAACTGCAGGTTCAGTGCGTCGCAGATCCTGAGTGTTCCGTCGAGAAAGCGAAAGACCTGCTGCTGGCTGAGCTTGGTAAATCCGCAACGCCATCCAACAAAACAACCCAGACGCATATTTACGCCGGTAACGGTAATTTCGTTGGCGATGGTATCCGTCAGGCGCTGATGGCGCGTGCTGGTTTTGACAACCGGCAAAACGATAATGCCTACAATGGCATGACCCTGCGTGAGTATGCCCGTATGGCGCTGACCGAGCGTGGTATTGGCGTATCCAGTTACAATCCGATGCAGATGGTCGGGTTAGCGCTGACCCACAGCACTTCCGATTTTGGCAATATTCTGCTGGATGTCGCAAATAAGGCGCTGCTCCAGGGCTGGGAAGAATCAGAAGAGACGTTCCAGATCTGGACCAAAAAAGGCCAGTTGTCGGACTTCAAGACGGCACATCGCGTCGGCATGGGAGGCTTCCCGTCTCTGCGTAAGGTTCGTGAAGGAGCGGAGTATAAATATGTCACCACCGGGGATAAAGGCGAAACCATCGCGCTGGCCACCTACGGTGAAATCTTTTCTGTCACCCGCCAGGCGATCATCAACGATGACCTGAACTCTCTGACCGATGTACCCATGAAAATGGGCCGCGCGGCAAAAGCGACCATCGGCGATCTGGTCTATGCCATCCTGACCACAAATCAGAAACTGTCCGACGGTAAAGCGCTGTTCCATGCAGACCACAAAAACCTCTCTGCAGGGGCCATTTCGGTAGCCAGCATTGATGAAGCACGTAAGCTGATGCGCCTGCAGAAAGAAGGCGAGCGTTCTCTGAACATTCGTCCTGCTTATATGCTGGTGCCGGTCGGGCTGGAAACTCTGGCGAACCAGACCATTAAATCTGCAAGCGTCAAAGGGGCTGACATTAACTCCGGTATCAACAACCCGATCCAGAACTTCGCAGATGTGATCTCTGAGCCGCGACTTGATGCCGCCGATCAGAACGCATGGTATCTGGCCGCAGCTCAGGGTTCTGACACCATCGAAGTTGCCTATCTGAACGGAGTTGATACGCCTTACATCGACCAGCAGGAAGGTTTTAGCACCGATGGTATCGCGACGAAAGTCCGCATTGATGCCGGTGTTGCGCCGCTCGATTATCGCGGTATGGTCAAATCCTCCGGCCAGTAACCCCCATCATCACATCACCAGCCCGCCAGGGCTTTTTTTATACCTGAAACCGGCCCCTGACGGGGCTGAACGGAGAATGTTATGGCGAAGAATTATGTACAGGGCGGGAAAACCATTCCGCTCGTTAACAGTGGGCAGGGTGAAATTCTCAGCGGTGATCCCGTTGTTATTGGCTCGGTAATCGCCGTCGCTGTTACCGATATTCCGGCAGGACAGACGGGGGACGGTTTTGCCGAAGGCGTATTTCTCCTGCCTAAGCTGCCAGCTGACGATATTACAGCAGGTGCCCGCGTGTATCTCAAAGATGGTGAAATCCAGCTTGACGATACCGATGCCGTGGCGGCAGGTGTCGCATGGGATGTTGCAGGAACTGGCGTGACCGTCGTCGAAGTGAAGATCAATGCCTAATCCCTTCTATGAAATGGCAGGCCGCATGGATGCGGCGACAATTCGCACAATGGGAAAGACGGCCGTTATTAATGATATTCCGGTCGATGTGGTGCCCGCTGAGTTACTGATGGAAATGGGGGCGCTGTCTGGTTCTGGTATATCGCTGGTGGTCTTTACCGCCGGATACCGGGCGCGGCGGAATGATGCAGTTGAGTATGACGGTGAAATGTACTCAGTGACGCGACACGAACTTTTTAACGGCAAGCCACGCATCTTTATTGAATAGGAGGGCGTATGTCGATTAAAGGGCTTGAACAGGCTATTGCCAACCTGAACAGTATCAGCAAAACCGCTGTGCCCCGGGCGTCAGCGCAATCCGTTAACCGTATTGCCGGACAGGCTGTAAACCGTAGCGTCTCCGTAGTTGCAAAGGGAACCCGCGTTCCCCGGAAACTGGTGAAGCAACGTGCCCGGGTAAGGCGTGCGACCGTCAGTAAACCCCGGGCGCTTATTCGCATCAATCGGGGCAATCTCCCGGCGATAAAACTGGGGCCGGCCAGCGTTCGCCTGTCGCGCCGGAAAAGGGATAAAGCAGGCGTGAACAGTGTCCTGAGGGTTGGACGGTTCCGGTTTCCTGGCGCTTTTATACAGCAACTGTCGAATGGGCGCTGGCATGTTTTACGTCGTTCAACCCGTAGCCGATACCCTATCGAAGTGGTCAGCATCCCCCTTGCCACCCCCCTGACCGAAGCCTTCCGTTCAGAGTTACCCAGACTGATGGAAGAACGTATGCCTGAATTTATGCGGCAGAACCTGAAAAACCAACTGAGGCTAATACTTACCCGATGAAACATACCGATATCCGCGCTGCCACGCTGGCGGCGCTGAAACGTAATATCAGCGATCCGGTCTCCTGGTTCGACGGGCGGCCCGGTTTTATTGAAGAGCAGGATCTCCCGGCAGTCGCGGTGTACATGACTGACGCCCGGGCGACGCCCGACATCATCGATGAGGATATCTGGTCCGCCATTCTGCACATAGAAGTCTTTCTGAAAGCCTCGTCCCCGGATTCCGCTCTGGATGAATGGATGGAAAGCAAGGTTTATCCCGTTTTAGAAGATATTCCAGAGCTTGCCGGACTAATCGAAACGATGAGTGCTTCCGGGTACGACTACCAAAGAGATGACGAGGCCATGATGTGGGGCTCCGCCGATTTAAGCTATTCAATCAGATATGTAATGTGAGGACATTATGCCAACACCAAACCCTCTGGAACCTGTAAAAGGGGCCGGAACCACGCTCTGGATTTATACCGGAACAGGCGATCCGTTCGGGAACCCGGCGTCAGATGTGGACTGGACGCGCCTGGCGAAAATCAAGGATTTGACGCCAGGCGAAATGACGGCTGAGTCGTACGATGATACCTATCTCGACGATGAAGACGCTGACTGGAGCGCGACGGCGCAGGGCGAAAAGACTGCGGGTGATACCTCTTTCACACTGGCGTGGAAACCGGGTGAAGAAGGGCAGAAAGACCTGGTCTCCTGGTTCAATAATGGCGCTGTTCGTGCCTACAAGATCAAGTTTCCGAATGGCACAGTGGATGTGTTTAAAGGCTGGTGCAGTAGCCTCGGCAAGGCTATTCCGGCGAAAGAAGTGATCACCAGAACGGCGAAGATCACGAATACCGGGAAACCGAATCTGGCGGAAGAGGACAATACGCCGCCGATTGCGGTTACGGGTGTCACCCTGGATAAAACAACGGATACCGTTGCGGTCAGCGATACCACAGTACTGACTGTCGCCGTGGTGCCTGCCAGCGCCTCGGACAAATCCTTCCGTGTTTCCACGTCCGATCCTGCTGTCGCAACGGTCACCGTCAGCGGCAACACGATTACCGTAACTGGCGTGGCCGCAGGTAGCTGCCAGATTATCGTCATGACCAATGATGGTCTTTTTGTCGCTGTCTGCGAAATCACTGTTTCGTGATAACCGGGGCTTTTAGCCCCGCTCACCGGAGTAAAGCATGTCACTAAAAACTGAACCGTTTGAGTGGAACGGTGAGACCGTTACGCTTAATGAATTGTCCGCGCTTCAGCGCATTCTGCATCTGGAGTACCTGAAAAAAATCGAAAAAATTGATGATGGCGACTTTCAGAAAGCAATGGCTGAAACAATCCGCACTGCGGCGTTTGTTGTGGCTATGTCCCTCTGGCATACCCATGAACTGAAAGGAAAGGCAGAGCCCAAACCAGACCATGATGCCGAAGTTATCCTGATCCAGAACGAAATCATGATGTCGTGGGCGCCTGACGCTATTGCCGCCGCCGATTACAGCGTCAAACTATTGTCAGGCATGATACAGCCGCCGGGTGAAGAGGACGAAACCGTGACAGATGAAGCTGTTACAGTGGAAAAGTCCTCGCCAGTGAGCTGACATTTGTCATGAAGCTGGCGCGTGAGTTCGGTCGTCCTGACTGGCGCGCTATGCTTGCTGGCATGTCCTCAACGGAATATGGCGACTGGCGTATTTTCTACCGGGACAACTATTTTCATGACGAACAGCTTGACGCCCATTTCTCAGGTTTGCTCTACACCATTTCATCGATGTTTTTCAGTGACCCGGATTTGACCCCCGACAGCTTCAGCATACTGACCCCGGCTCCTGGCGATTTGCCAGTGGAAGAGCCGGATGACGACATGCTGATGGCGAAGGCGTCAGGAATGTCAGGAGGCGTTCGCTATGGCCCAGACGGCAGTGGGGGATCTGGTTGTTAATCTTGACGTTAACTCGTCAAAATTTAATGAGCAGATTACTCACGTTAACCGGCAGTTAAAAAAAACAGGTGATGCGGCTAATGATTCCGCATTACGTATTCAGCAGTCATTCACACGGCAGGAAGCCGCTGCCAGGAAAGCCGGTATTTCTGTCGGGCAGTACAACGCTGCAATGCGAATGTTACCGGCACAGTTCACGGATATTGCGACGCAGCTGGCGGGCGGGCAGAGCCCGTGGCTTATCCTTCTGCAACAGGGCGGGCAGGTTAAGGACTCATTTGGCGGGATTATTCCCACGTTCCGTGCGTTGCTGGGGGCCGTATCGCCTTTGATGGTTGGTGTTGGCGCGCTGTCCGCTGCTACCGGCGCACTTTTTTACGCGTGGTATCAGGGATCATCCACACTTTCAGATTTCAATAAAACACTTGCTCTTTCCGGTAATTCGGCAGGGCTTACCGCTGACCGGATGCTGGTGCTGGCAAGGAACGGACAGAGCGCCGGGTTGACATTTAACCAGACGAGCGAGGCGCTGACGGAACTGATCAACGCAGGAGTGCGCGTCGGGGCAAATTTCGATGATATGAGTCAGGCCGTTGCCCGGTTTACCCAGGCGTCTGGCGTTCCTGTTGATAAAGTGGCGGCGGCATTCGGCAAACTGACAAGTGATCCGACGTCCGGCCTCATCGCGATGGCGCAGCAGTTCCACAACGTTACAGCAGAACAGATTGCGTATGTCGCGCAGTTGCAGCGTGCCGGGGATGAAGCCGCTGCGTTGCAGGCGGCAAACGATGCGGCAACCAACGGTTTTAATGAGCAGACAAAATCCCTGCGCGACAATATGGGGACGATTGAGTCGGCTGCCGATTCACTTAAGCGTGCTTTTAAATCGATGTGGGACGCGGCACTGGATATCGGGCGCCCGGATACCGCACAGGAGATGGTCCGTAAGGCAGAGGCTGCGTTTAAACGCGCGGATGAGATCTGGAATCTGCGAAAAAATGACGGCTACGTTAATGATGAGGCGCGCGCCCGGTACTGGACTGACAGGGAGACAGCCCGGCTGGCGCTGGACATGGCGCAACAGCAGGCGGGCATTGCAAAAGCGAATGAGGAAAATGCTTCCCGTGAAGCTGCTGCGGAATCTGATCGGCAGAAATACGCCGCGCAGGCGCAGTCAAATTACGCCAGAACGCAGTCCGCGCTTGAGAAGTACACGGCCAGGCAAAACGAGCTTAATAAGGCGCTGAAAGAAGGGCGTATTCTCCAGGCTGACTACAACATCAATATGTCAGCAGCGAAAAAGGAGTATGAGGATTCGCTGAAGAAGCCGGGAAAGGCACCCGGAGTAAAGACGGCATCGGGCGTCAGAACTGTCGATACGGCCAGCGCGCAGACGCTTGAGCTGCAGGCGCAACTGCGAACGCTGCAGGAGCATAGCAGCATCACTGACACAATCAGCCAGCAGCGTCAGGAATTGTGGAGACAGCAGGCGCGCTTCTCCGTTCTTGAAGAGGCCTCCAGAACGCGGGCATTAACCAGCGATGAGAAATCGTTGCTGGCCAGCAAAAACGAAGTGCTTTCCCGCGCTGAAATCAATGCACGTCTCGGCGATCAGATTGTTGCCCAGGAACGTCTGAATCGTTTGCAGGATACCTCCCAGAAATATGTCACTCAGATCGGGGAGAAAACCCGGGCGCTTGTGGCCGGTGGAGCCCTGAGCAGCAGGGCCGCGCAGCGGCAGAACGAAGAGGCGCAACTTCGCCAGGGCTGGCTGAATGCTGGTGGTTCCGATTCCGATCAGGGTTATCAGAATGAGCTGGCAGCGTTGAAAAACTACTATGCAGAGCAGGATAACCTGCGCAGCGACTGGCTTTCAGGCGCGAAATCAGCATGGGCTGATTATGCTGACTCTGCCGCCGACGCTTACGGGACGATGAAGTCATTTGCCTCCAGCGCGTTTGACAGCATGGGGCAAAACCTGGCTGACACGCTCACGCGGGGAAAAGCCGACTGGGCCGACTTCACCCGCTCAACGTTGTCGATGCTGACGCAGATCTTGGTGAAACAGGCCATGACGGGTCTTGTCAGTTCAGCGACAAGTGCGCTGGGGTTTGCTGGTGGCGGCTGGACTGGCTCGGGTGGGAAGTATGAGCCAGCCGGTGTTGTGCACCGTGGCGAGTTTGTCTTTCACAAAGAGGCTACAAGTCGGATCGGCGTCGGAAATCTGTACCGGTTAATGAACGGGTATGCGAACGGGGGATATGTCGGGAATACTGGCGGCGGGATGGCTGCACCGTTTGGTGTCAGCGTGTATGCGCCTGTTACCGTCACGACTGAGCAGACAGGAAACGCTACGGCGAACAACGATCAACTTGGCCAGGCGTATCAGAAGGTCATTGATAAATCAGTAAGGGATGGTATCGCCCGCGAGTCACGGCCTGGTGGCATCCTCTGGAATGTCACCAATAGCAGGTAAAAACATGGCGATAGAAACCTTTACATGGAGAATCCAGTCCGCAGGGCAGCCCACGACAGGCAGTAAAGATGTGATCCGAAAAGCCCAGTTCGGTGACGGGTATGCCCAGGTCAGCGGCGCCGGGCTTAATGATGAGACGCTTATTTATGAGTACTCATTTACGGGGAAGCGGGAGACTGCGCTTGAGATTTATCAGTTTCTGAGGCGGCATAAAACCAAATCGTTTATTTTCACCCCGCCATTCGACGAGGTGGCGCTCTGGCGTGTGGAGGCTGACAGTCTTAAGAAAGTGGTTAAAAGCAAGAACGTCATGACCATCACGGCAACATTTGAACAGGCATTTGCACCATGAGTCTTAATGCTGATTATCAAAAACTTGAGCCGGGTAATGAAATCCGGCTCGTCGAAGTGGACGGCACGGCGTTTGGCGTGTCGGATATTCTGTATTTTCATGCGTATAACATCGCACATACACCGGAGGAAATAGACGCTGCTGGCGGGGATGAAAGTAAACTCCCGGCAAAATCGATCTGGTGGCAGGGGAATGAATATAAGGCGTGGCCATTCCAGGTTGAAGGCATTGAGGCGACAACTGACGGCACCAGCCCACAGCCGAAACTGAGTGTCGCGAACATAGAGCACTCGATTACTGCTTTGTGTCTGGCCTACGATGATATGGCGCAGGCCAGAGTCAGGATTCATGACACGCTGGCGCAATATCTTGATGCCAGAAATTTTCCGGGTGGTAACACTACCGCCGATCCGACGCAGGAAAAGCTGAAGGTCTTTTATATCGATACGAAAGAGCTGGAAACGGATGAAGTTGTGCAGTTCATTCTATCAAGCCCGATGGATCTACAGGGGTTAATGATACCGACACGCCAGCTCCATTCCGTTTGCACCTGGTGTATTCGTGGCAAATATCGTTCAGGGGACGGCTGTGATTACGCCGGAACCCGATATTTTGACAAGTTCGGTAACGAGGTAAGCGACCCCTCTCTGGATGAATGCAGCGGGTTGCTTAGTACCGGATGCAAGCCTCGTTTTGGTGAAAATGAAGAACTGCCGTTCGGGGGATTCCCGGGGACATCGTTAATCAGGAGCTGATATGCGTCAGAAAACCATTGATGCCATTATGGCGCATGCGGCTGCCGAATATCCGCGTGAGTGTTGTGGCGTGGTAGCGCAGAAAAGCCGGGTTGTGAAGTATTTCCCGTGCCGGAATCTGGCGGCGGCGCCGGAAGAACATTTTCACCTGTCCCCGGAAGACTACGCTGACGCAGAAGACTGGGGAACAGTGATCGCCATTGTTCACAGTCATCCTGACGCCACAACACAGCCGAGCGAACTAGACAAAGCCCAGTGCGATGCAACGCTGTTGCCGTGGCATATCGTCAGCTGGCCGGAAGGAGATTTACGTACCATTACCCCTCGCGGGGAACTCCCGCTTCTCGAACGGCCGTTTGTGCTGGGGCATTACGACTGCTGGGGTCTTGTGATGAGCTATTTCCGGCAAACGCATGGTATCGAGTTGCATGATTACCGTGTCGATTATCCGTGGTGGGAAGACCAGTATCAGGATAATTTTTATCATGATTGCTGGTATGAATGCGGATTCCGGGAGTTTGCCGGCGCGCCGCAACCCGGCGACATGGTGATCATGCAGGTCCAGGCTAATAAATGGAACCATGCCGGAATTTTGCTGGAAGGTAACATGCTGCTGCATCACCTATACGGGCATCTGAGCCAGCGTGTGCCATATGGCGGTTACTGGCAAGAGAGGACGATGAAGGTGCTGAGATACAAGGCGCTAATGTAAATGGTCGGAATCCCGACCGCGACTTGTTTAAGCTGAATGCCGCCTGGAAAGGATCTTAATCCAGCAATTATAAATACGGTTTTCTTACATCCTTGAATCTAGTGGCTTTGTATCAAAAGCATTTGGTCGGGATTCCGACCTCGGACCCATAAGACACTATTCCCAACATAAAGATTGGGAGGTGGTTATGGGTTGGCCTGAAGCAGTTGTTGAAGTTTTGCGCGTATTGCAAGCAATGCCAAAATGGATGGCGGGTATGATTCTATTAGTGGCATTGCTGTTGGCCTTAGGTTATGTGGTAGGTAAGGTGACAGGAAGATAGCCCACTTAGGTGGGCTTTTTGTCATCTACGGGCTGGTCACCACCAAGATACTTCTTCTTATATTCCTCTGAAAGAGGGGTTGATCTTTCAACCATGCCAATTAGCTTATCTACCTGCTTTTTCTGTTTTTCTATGATTTCTAAAAGTTGAGGTATGAGTTTTTCTTGTTCAGTTTTATCATTTTTGTTGCCTAACGCATCTAGTTAACTGCGGGTTTTGTCGTTGCTTCGATCCCTGCTACTCTTTTGGCTAATTAACCAAAAGGGATAGGGATATGAAAAAAATCTGCATGGCATTATTTGTTATTGGGGCTGTTGGGTGTTCTGTATCTTCTCTTGAGTCTCAAGGGCCTATATTTTCTGAGCACACAACCAAAACGGTTGATGAGGTAAATAGATGCCTTGCTCCGAAATGGGTGGAGCTTCGTTCATCCAGTACGAGTATCCCAACGGAGTCTGGTTATAAAATTACTGCATCGGATGATATTTTTGGCGCACTTTCAGTCGTCAATATTGATAAATCACCCAATGGCGGAAGTGATGTCAAAGTTTATGCAGTCGCAAAAGGATGGAATGACCACTGGGCTTCTGCTGCTAGATCTTGTATGTAGCCAAGAGTAATATTGAAAATAGCCACCTTGGGGTGGCTTTTTTATTGGAGATAAATATGCCGGAAGTGATGACGAGAATTGAGCTTGGTGGTGTGCTGGGTAAAACTTATGGCAATGTTCATCATCGCTTAATTCGTACTACTGCTGAAGCTATTAATTCGCTCACAAAAACTATCAATGGGTTAGAAAAATTTCTTAATACAAGCAAAATGAGAGGTTTGACTTACGCTGTTTTTAAAGGGAAAAAGAATATTGGCGTAGACGATTTGGGTTTTCCTGTCTCTGGTGAGGTTATACGTATTGTACCTGTTGTGATTGGGAGCAAAAAAGCTGGCGTATTGCAAACAATTCTTGGTGCTGTGCTTGTCGTAGTCGGTGTGGTTATTGGATATTTTTCTGGGGGCACCCTGTCGGCTGTTGGTTATGGTGCCGCTAAATTTGGCGCAGCAATGATGCTTGGAGGCGTTGTGCAGATGCTTTCTCCGCAACCAGCCGGGTTGGCAAGCAAACAAGATGCCGATAACCGCGCATCATATGCTTTCGGTGGTGTAACGAATACAGCCGCCCAGGGCTATCCCGTTCCTCTGCTTTACGGTAAGCGTCGTATTGGCGGCGCCATTATCTCAGCAGGTATCTACGTAGAAGATCAGCAGTAATTTAAATATCACATCGTTTCACTCATACCGCCGTCTGGCGGTTTTTTTATGGGCGCAATATGGTAACTGCAACCGCGATTAAAGGCCGCAAGGGCGGCAGTTCAAAAACCCGCACCCCGACAGAGCAACCGGACGATCTACAGTCTGTTGCAAAGGCAAAAATACTTATCGCTCTCGGTGAAGGAGAGTTTGCCGGGCAACTTACCGGGAAAGATATATATCTGGATGGCACGGCTCTTGAGAATGCAGACGGTTCACAGAACTTTAGCGGTGTTGTATGGGAATTCCGCTCAGGCACCCAGGCGCAAAAATACATTCAGGGTATTCCCGGTACAGAAAACGAAATTAGTGTTGGCACCGAAGTTTCAAGCGTGACCGCCTGGACCCGCACCTTTACCAACACCCAGCTTTCGGCTGTTCGCCTACGTCTTAAGTGGCCTTCGCTTTTTAAACAGGAGGACGACGGTGATCTGGTTGGTTATTCGATCAACTATGCGATTGACCTACAGACTGACGGCGGCGCATGGCAGACGGTGCTAAACACAAGCGTGACCGGGAAGACCACTTCTGGTTATGAACGCAGCCATCGTATCGATCTCCCGCAGGCGGGCAGTACCTGGACAATCCGACTACGCAAAATCACCGTTGATGCAAACAGCGCGAAGATTGGCGATACGATGACGCTACAGAGCTTCACCGAAGTGATTGATGCCAAGTTGCGTTACCCCAACACGGCGCTGCTGTATATCGAGTTTGATTCAAGCCAGTTCAACGGTGCCATTCCGCAAATTTCCTGTGAACCCAGAGGCCGAGTTATCCGGGTCCCGGATAACTACGATCCTGAAACACGCACATATAACGGAACATGGACGGGCGCGTTTAAGTGGGCATGGACTGACAACCCGGCGTGGATTTTTTACGATCTTGTTGTGACAGAACGCTTTGGGCTGGGAAACCGGCTGACGGCAGCCAACATAGATAAGTGGACGCTGTACCAGGTTGCGCAGTATTGCGATCAGCCTGTTCCCGACGGCAAGGGCGGAAATGGAACCGAGCCGCGTTATATCTGCAATGTCTACGTTCAGGACAGAAATGAGGCCTATACCGTTCTGCGTGACTTTGCAGCAATATTCCGCGGTATGACTTACTGGGGAGGTGACCAAATCGTCGCGCTGGCTGATATGCCTCGTGATATTGACTACGTCTACACCCGTGCGAATGTCATTAATGGCCGGTTCACATATTCAAGCAGCTCAACGAAAACGCGTTACACGACGGCGCTCGTGTCATGGTCAGACCCAGCGAATGCCTATGCTGACGCAATGGAGCCGGTATTCGAGCGAGCGCTGGTGGCGCGTTATGGGTTCAACCAGCTTGAAATGACAGCTATCGGTTGCACTAGGCAATCAGAGGCAAACCGTAAGGGGCGCTGGGGTATTCTCACCAACAATAAAGATCGCGTCGTATCCTTTGATGTCGGTCTAGACGGCAACATCCCTCAGCCGGGTTATGTTATCGCTGTAGCTGATGAAAATCTCTCAGGGAAAGTCACTGGCGGTCGCATCAGTGCTGTTAACGGCAGGGTGATAACGCTGGATCGTGCAGCAGACGCTGTGCCGGGTCATCGTCTTATCCTGAACCTTCCTTCCGGCTCGTCGCAGAGCCGCACGATACAGGCGGTAAATGGCAGGGCGATAACGGTCACAACGGCATACAGCGAAACACCGCAGGTGGAATCTGTCTGGGCTGTGGAATCCGATCAGCTCTATGTGCAGCAGTATCGTGTTATCAGTGTGTCCGACAACAATGACGGTACTTTCTCAATTACCGGCTCCTGGTATGACCCGGATAAAAATCAACGCATTGATACTGGCGCTATTATCGACCAGCGCCCAGTCAGCGTTATCCCTCCGGGTAATCAGTCGGCACCGTCAAATATCACGATCAGCTCATTCTCTGTTGTTCAGCAGAATATCAGCGTTGAAACCATGCGTGTGAGCTGGGATCAGGCGCAGAACGCCATTTCCTATGAAGCGCAGTGGCGCCGCAACGACGGGAACTGGGTTAACGTGCCGCGCAGCTCCACCACGTCATTCGACGTCCCGGGGATTTATGCCGGGCGCTACCTGGTGCGCGTGCGTGCCATCAACGCCGCTGAGATCTCCTCCGGCTGGGGATATTCAGAAGAGAAAACGTTAACGGGCAAGGTAGGGAATCCGCCGAAGCCGGTTGGCTTTATTGCTTCTGAGGATGTGGTGTTTGGTATCGAATTGAACTGGGGATTCCCGGCGAATACCGACGATACCCTGAAGACGGAAATTCAATACAGCCTGACCGGGACCGAAGACGATGCAATGCTGCTGGCCGACGTGCCTTACCCTCAGCGCAAATATCAGCAGATGGGTCTGAAGGCCGGGCAAATATTCTGGTATCGCGCGCAGCTGGTGGACAGAACCGGGAATGAATCTGGTTTTACAGACTGGGTGCGCGGGCAGGCCAGCATTGATGTTTCTGACATCACCGAGGTGATTCTTGATGACATTAAAGAATCTGACACGTTCAAAGACCTGATCGAGAGTGCCGTGGACAGCAATGAAAAAATTGCTGGCATGGCTGATGACATTCAACAGCAGGCCGATGAACTGGAGCGGCAGGCGACGGAGATTCAGGAGAATGCCGACGGGCTGGCGCAGGCTGCGGTGAAAATCGATGAGATGTCGGTATCTATGGACGGTATTACCGGCGGCGTCAAAAACTCATCCATCGCCGTTATACAGAACAGCATTGCACAGGTAACAAGCAGACGTTCACAGACAGTGACGAATGCCGGTAACAGCGCCAGCATTGATCGTGTGGATACGACAATTGCTGACGCCAGCCAGGCCGTTGCCCGCGCTTTGACGACGCTGGATTCATCTGCCGGGGGTAATGTATCCAATGTGACAGATCTGGCCGAAACGCTGGCGGATTTTTCGCAGGCGTCAGCAACGAAGATCAACTCCCTGACTGTGACAGTTAACGGGCAGACTGCGGCAATTAACCAGACTGCTCAGGCGGTAGCTGATGTAAATGGCAATCTTAGTGCGATGTATAACATTAAAGTTGCTGTTGATTCCAATGGTCGCCAGTATGCAGCGGGAATGGGGATCGGGGTTGAAAACATGCCTTCCGGCATGCAGTCACAGGTACTGTTCCTTGCAGATCGGTTTGCTGTAATGACTCAGGCGGGAGGAACGGTATCGCTACCTTTCGTTATTCAGAATGGGCAGGCATTTTTCAATGATGCCTTTTTCCGTAATGCAAGTATTGAGTTCGGCAAAATCACTGACTCATTGCAGTCATCAAATTTCCTTGCCGGGGTTCGTGGATGGAGTTTACCTAAAAATGCCAGCCCGGAATTCCACGGGAAACTGTATGCAGACAGCGGGAATTTTGCATTTAACGGCGTAAATAACAAAGTTGTTCTCGATGGAAAAGGAGTCACTGTCAATTTATCTGGTGGCGGAAAGGTTGTTGTCGGAGAGTGGAGTTAAAAATGCCGGAAGGTATTCTGATTGATTATAATGATGGTCGTCCCGTCATGGAAATAACTGCGGGGCTTCGCGCCCCCAGTTTTTGCACTTCGTTTTCAGGCGAGTCGCCGCAAACGTCGCAAACAAATCAATATTATGAAGTTAACACACCGTTGATACCTGATTCTCAGGTCATCGTGGTGCCAACAAATCCGATTTATATTTATGACTTTGCATATTACGCCATTGCAACGATGGGGAGTGTTACAAGAAATGGAAATTCAGGTATCAGGATCTCTATAGAGGTAATTAATGATAGCTGGATGATCCCAAACTGGTCTGGTTACGTTATGGAAATATTGCCAGCACAGACATATAAAGAGGGGCTGTTTGTATCAAGCTCGACTGATTTTACTGCTATATCAAATAGCTCAAAATTAATGACATGTGCATATACAGGGCGCATTACAGTAAATGGCAGCGCACCTCTTCCGGTCAGCGGCATTCCTTTTGGGAAATGGGATAACCCGAATGTGTCGGTGGGGTTTGATGGCACCAACATCATTGTCCGCGACATTTCCTACACCGGGCGGGACGACGTTGCCGGAACGGCGACGATTGATCTGGTGATATTCAATCAGACAGCACCGGTTGGCGGCGATGGTATCACCATGACCAACGCTGCGGGTCAGGTGACGTTCTCCACTCTGAAACGGCCTTTTGTATACGACCGGCAAATCCAGATCACCGACGCCTTCCAGAATATTGGCGGCGGGTACTGCCAGATAGTTTATACCGGGGCTCAGGTTCGGATGAATGGTGGTTACGCAAACCTCAGAACCAAAGGGGTGGTTATGTCAAGCGGCAGCGTCAGGTCTGCGTACAACAGAGTCGTGGGAAATTACAACACCAGCCTGAACATGACAAAGAACAGAAACATCACCATGCCGATTCTTATTCTCCCGAGCATGTACTGACCCTGCAAAAAGCATAGTTAAAACCGATATCAGAACATTTCATCAATGAGCGTCCAACATGACGCTTTTAGTTTTCTGTCGCCTGAATTCAGGAGCTACCATGATTTATAACACCGGCACAATCGCCATTAACGGAAATGCCGCCATCGGCACAGGCACGAACTGGACCGCGCCAGCCAGCCAGATTCGCGTGGGTCAGACTATCATTGTGCTGTCTAACCCTGTCCAGATGTTCCAGATTACGACAATCAATAGCGCCACTTCCCTGACGGTTACGCCAGCTGCGTCACCGGCACTCAGTGGGCAGAAATACGGTATTCTGGTATCAGACAATCTGTCTGTTGACGGGCTGGCGCAGAGTATTTCCCAACTGATTAACGAATATGATGAGAATATCAGCGCATGGGAGGCTTTTGCTTTAACGAGTGCTAACCAGACGATCAATGTCACCATAAACGGCACACCTGTTTCTATTCCTGCCCTGGGTAAACTTGTACAGAAAGGGGTAAACGGTGCAGTTCCTGTTAACCAGGGGGGCACTGGTTCAACTTCTGCATCCGGCGCTCGCACCAGTCTGGGGCTTGGTGACGTTGCAGTCATGGATTACGACACTCATGTCAGAGGTGGGATTCCTAATCAAGGGCAGGATACAGCCTCATTTGCTTCGGCAATACAGGGCTGGTCAAGAGTCAACGGTTTATCCACCGATTCCCCGGAAGGTGCGACATGGGGAAATATGTATACCGTTTGCTCTTCAGGGCTCTCTGCTGGTAATGCCAATACATCAACTTCAGGCTGGTACTGGAAGCAGATTCATTATAGTAATACCAACAATATCTTTCACAGAACAAAAGTCAGTCTGGCGGGATGGAGCCTCTGGTATCAGTTAACCCAGTCATCAGTTTCCGATGAGGCTTTAAAAAACAAAGGAGAAACGCTCGACCCGGAAGAAGCGCTCAGTAATGTGAATGCTATGGATTTCCTGCATTTCACTTATAAATTTGACGAGAAAAACACACCACGCAGAGGTGTCATCTCTCAGCAAATCATGGGGATTGATCCACAATATGTTAAGAAAGTCGGGGAGTATTACCATCTTGACGAGACACCAATGCTTCTTGACGGGCTGGCAGCAATAAAAGCATTGCGGAAGCGGGACGAAGATAACAAGTTACGCATTCAGGAGCTTGAAAGAGGTATTGAAGAATTAAAGAGAGTTGTCCGTGAGCTTGCAGATAGTGCTTCTTAAGCACTGTGATTTAAGTTGCCGCACCAGGGCGTATGCAAGACCCGGGTGCGGCTGGCTGGCGAACGTTCGATAGTGCGAATATAGAATGATTGCCAGCCGTCGCGGATTGTATCTGCCTGGCATAACGGATCAATGTGTTTTATCTGAAACTGGTATTAATGCCACGTCTTTTTACTCAGGCTTGTTATAGCTGAAATAGCATGTGCTGAATCATCAAAAAGCCGGGTCAGTACAGGAACCCACTGCCTGTTTTTGTACTCAAGCACCAGATGTCCAGGCAGGTCTTTGCTGACGATGGCAAATGTCCTGAGTTCAGGCGTTGGAACAGGGAGATCGGTGCCAGGCGGGAAATATATTCTTACCCCGGCAATAATCATGTTGTCCATGCTCATCATTCGTTCACCAGCCACATATCAGACTCTTCGAACATCTCTTCCAACATCCGGTTAAGTCGTTCTTTTTCGGTCTTTGTGCAGTCGCTGTTTAATGCGTTAGCCTGCATTGGCTTAACTCTTACGTCGGCGTCTGGGAAGATCCGGTGTACGCGCTTTGTCAGCTCGTTAAGAATGATGTTTCTTGCACCCGGTAGACCCTCTACATTGCGTTTGTCGTAAACGAGTTCCACAAACATAAAATTCTCCTTTTACTGGTTGGATATACAGTTAAATTTAAGCTGTATAAATAAACAGTGTCAAGGTGTTATTTTTCGCCGTTTCTTGTTTTTTGAAGTTGTTCGAGCCTTGTGTGTAGGGATTTTGGAAATAACTCTGTGTAAACCTGCCATAGAACGTTTAATGAACGATGACCAGTAACCTGAGCAACTTCTTCAATGCTAAATCCTGCCTCAAAAAGGCGACTAGCCCCTTCACGACGCATGTCGTGATATCGTAGATCTTCAATTCCTAGTTTACTTCTGACCCTCTGAAATCCGGCCGTAACGGAGGTACTGTTATATGGAAATATCAGTTCAGATTTTTTTGGTTGCCTTTGCACGATGTCCCAGGCTTCTCCAAGCAGTGCAACTTTCATATGATTCCCTTCTTTCTTACGCGGATCTTTCCGGTCCCTGACTAATACTGATTTTTGCTCCTCATCAATATCATCCCAACGCAACCGACACACTTCACCAATTCGCATGCAGGACAACACGGAAAATTTCAGTATGTCGACAAAAGGTATTTTTGAGCCTTTATGTTCTGACCGTTGTTTCAGGCCTTCAATCAGTATTTCCAGTTCTTTTGAGGCAGGCCTACGGTTCCGACGGTTTGACTTACCGATCAGACCAAGTTTAAGCAGATAAGGCCTGGCATCTTTCGCCGGGTTTGACGTGTAGTTAATTCCATAAACTGGTTTTGCAGAATCCAGAACGCTTCCCAGATAGCTTACATCGTGGCTGACGGTCGCTGGACCTGCACCAGCATTATTTCTTAGCCGACAATGCTCAATTACATCGTTCGTGCTCAGTGATGTGAGAGGAATGGCAGCGATGTCACAGTCTATGAGCATATTAAGAACGTAACCTTTTGTCCGCCCTGATTTACCACCAGCGTTAGGATCATTTATATATTTTTTTAGCAGATCCCGAACAGTGAGCCCCTCTGCATCACCTGCGGAAGGAAGGCCATGAAGATCCAGTTCCATCACTCTCTGGGAACCCCATGTTTTAGCATGAGCCTGCTTTGGGAAAGTTTTACTTTCTCTAAATATGACAGCGCCTTTTTCCTTAATCATCACTGTACAGCGGTAGCGCGGGGCACCATCGGATTTTAGTCGTTTCTCTATGCTATAGTATGCCATTACATTGTCTCGTCATTTCAGGTTCCCATGCGTATGGGAGCCTGTGTGGGAACCTGATGAGAGAAAAATATACTTAAATGTCAAAAAATGCACGGTAATCTTGAAATGCTAAAAACCAACCAAACCAGCGTAATACCTGAGAATACTGACAATCACTGGAATGGTCGGTTTAGTGTGGCTCCTATGCTCGACTGGACGGACAGACATTGCCGCTACTTCCTGCGTCTGCTGTCTCGCCAGACGTTGCTCTATACCGAGATGGTAACTACCGGGGCGATCATTCATGGCAAAGGCGACTATCTGGCATACAGCGAGGAAGAGCATCCGGTGGCGTTGCAGCTTGGCGGCAGCGATCCGGCTGCGCTGGCGCAATGCGCGAAACTGGCGCAGGCGCGAGGATATGACGAAATTAACCTTAACGTAGGTTGCCCGTCTGACCGTGTACAAAACGGCATGTTTGGCGCCTGTCTGATGGGAAATGCGCAACTGGTGGCGGATTGCGTGAAGGCGATGCGGGATGTAGTGTCGATCCCGGTAACGGTCAAAACCCGTATCGGTATTGACGATCAGGATAGCTACGAATTTCTCTGTGACTTCATCAATACGGTCGCCGGTAAAGGCGAATGCGAGATGTTTATTATCCACGCGCGCAAGGCCTGGCTCTCCGGGCTCAGTCCGAAGGAAAACCGCGAGATCCCGCCGCTGGATTATCCGCGCGTTTACCAGTTAAAGCGTGACTTCCCGCATCTGACCATGTCCATCAACGGCGGTATTACGTCGCTGGAAGAGGCGAAAGCGCATCTGGAGCATATGGATGGTGTGATGATCGGGCGCGAAGCCTATCAAAACCCGGGCATTCTGGCCTCCGTTGACCGTGAGATCTTTGGCGCGACCACGGCGGATGCCGATCCTGTGGCTGTCGTTCGCGCCATGTATCCGTACATTGAGCGTGAACTGAGCCAGGGGACATACCTCGGGCATATTACCCGTCATATGCTGGGGCTGTTTCAGGGGATTCCTGGCGCGCGGCAGTGGCGCCGTTATCTGAGTGAAAATGCCCATAAAGCAGGCGCCGACATTGATGTGCTGGAACATGCGCTGAAACGGGTGGCGGATAAGCGTTAAGTTCTCACTAAAAGTTAGTCAATTTCACCACGCCCTGCGCACAGTCGCGGGGCGTTTTGTTTGCAAATCAATAGATTAATTTTGGCATGTTTCTTGTAATGGTCTGAATATGTCGGCCCGCAAAGCGCTACGCCACCGGGCATTCCATATTCAGGGGGAATCATGCTGGAACTACTTTTTGTGATGGGCTTTTTTATCATGCTGATGGCCACCGGCGTGTCATTGTTGGGAATTCTGGCCGCGCTGATGGTGGCGACCGCCGTGATGTTCCTGGGCGGGATGTTTGCGTTGGTGATCAAACTGCTGCCGTGGTTGCTGTTGGCTGTTGCCGTGGTGTGGGTCATCAAAGCGGTAAAAACGCCAAAAATCCCACAGTATCAGCGCAATAACCGTCGGTTTTACTAAGGTATTGTGCAGAGGATCACAACCTGTAACTTTCTTCTTAGAAGCAAATAGGAATTGATTATCAAATCTGTCACTATTGCGCGGCTAATGAATTCATCGAGCTGTACCCTACATACAGCCGAACTAAAAAAGAAAGGGCTTCCCATGTGGAAGCCCTAATTCTTTTCCCTGTCATA